TTATTTGAATCCTAGTTTTAATAGGCATTCTTCGGTGTCCCATACGGCTGCTCCATAGGGCACTTGAAGTGTTTTGGGAAAGTGTCCGCGTTTCATCCATTCATAAACGGTTTTGTTTGATACGGGGGTATCACGCCCGATTGCCATTCCGATGAGTTCGGCGGCTTTTTTAATGTCTATCCTTGCGCCCAGTTCGTTGATGTTCATTTTTTTACTCTCCTGTTCGGTTAATCTTGCTTTGTATTTCATGCCGCCGCGTCCCTGTGCATGAGGCTGATCAGGTTTGCCGCCCGCTTGAAATGTTTCGTCCAGTTGAAGCAGCTAAAGCCGGTGCCGTTGTCGCAATGTCGGATGATGTCTTCTGAGTCCTTGACGGCTTGAATCAATGCGCCGCCTTTGTTCGCTGCAAGCATTTTTATCATAGGCTGTCGTACGTCGCTTATTCGTTGGGGACGCACGGGATTCAGCGGCTTGCCGTACATCGCCGAAAGCTCCTTGTCCGCTTGAATGCCCACATCGTAAAGCAGGTTTGCGGCGTGTAGGATTCGGTCTGTAAATTCCGCGTATGGCATTTTAAGGCGGCGGGCTTCTGCACGTGAATCCGCGCCGCTGATGACTTTGTCAATTGCCGAAATCAAACCGCCATCAAGTTCTAAAAACGTCATGGCTTTCTTGGCAACTCGGACGGCCAATGAGTATGTCGATACTTCGGCGATTAGTCGTGCTGGCGCGTCTTTCAAAAACGCTTCATACGCGGCGAACAGATTTTGCAATGGACGCAACACGATTTGACGCTGATTCGGGCTAAGGTCGTCAAAATCTTTAGTCCATTTTGCGACAGCCTGCGATGCTTCGCGACAGGCAAACGCCACGCTTTTCTCGTTCGCAGGGTCGTCAGTGTTGCAGTACAGGCTAAGACGTTGAACTTGCCTGATGATATGTTCGGCGAAGTTGATTAATTCCTGATTGCAGGCATAGCGCATATCTTGCAGGGATAACCACATCATAATGCTGCACGTCAGGGCTTCGTCTTTTGATACTTTCTCGCCTGACAACATCTCGGCGATGTTTTCTTTTTGCGCTTTTGATGAGGCGGACAGGCGGTTTCGGTCAACGTTTTTGACTGTTCCGGCGCGTTTCATGGCGCGTTCTTGCTGCGTTGATTTCTTCGCCGCCCGCTTGGCGGCAAGCATCTGTTTTGCCGTCGGTCTTGTTGCTGCTGTTTGCATTTTTGCTTCCTTTTAAAACTGTTTTGACAGGCTTCCAAACGGTCTTCCCGTTCACTTCCTGCACCTGTCTGATTCCTACGATGTGGATGTCGGGATTACCAGCCGATAGCCTGACAAACTCTTCGGCGGTCTCTATGGTTGAATATTCAGGGCTGATTTGGTAGCGGCTGTTGCTTAGCCGCTTCCATTTGCGCCGGTCTTCGTACCACGTCGAATCATCTTTGTTGTAAACAAGCCGCCGCCGTTTTTCTTCTTCGGGACGGCATTTTCCAAAGACTGCGAACATGGCGACTCCTTACAGCGCGTTGATTTCCGCCGCCTGCTCTTCGGTGAGCGCGTACGCTTCCAAGACTTCGGCAACTTCTTTCATACCTGTTGATATTGCTTCAACCAATGCCGCGAACTGTTCTTCGGTTGGCGTGGGCTTGGCTGTTTCTACGGTTTCGGCTTCGATGGTGTTTGCCGCGATTTGTTTAAACCGTTCGTGATTTTCGCTGCCCAGCTTCAGACGGCCTGCCGCGCCGATTTCTGAAAACCATTTTTTGTATTCTTCCATGCCTTTGTTTGCCGCCGCCTCCCCATTAGAAATCAGGCTGTCTAACTCAGGGTCAGCTTTTGCTTCTTTGGGCGTTTCGGTTGTTTGGATACGCTGTGCCTCGTCCTCGTCGTAGATGCCGCCGAAACCGAACGCCAACCGTGCGGCTTGAATCATGGCTTTATGACGGAGCATGCGGCGCGGGTGGCTGTTCCAAGGTTGTGTATTGCGTTTACACTCTTCCAGATACTCGGTTACGGTTATCGGATGGTTGCGGTCTTTGCGGTAGATTTTGCAGGTGCAGCTTTCTGCGTCGGCGGCAAAATCCATGCCGTCGAATTGAGGATGGCTGTTGATGATTCTTGCCCAGCCGTCCACGCCCACGACAGGCGTGATACCGTTGTTTTTATCGGGAAACGCGTAAATCTCCCTGGTAAACGGGTTCAAGCCGTATTGCGTCGATACAATCATCAGGGCGTTGAATTGCGCGTCTGTCGCATTGCCTTTAAAGGCGGTTGCCTTAAGCGTTTGAACCAGCTCTTGCGGGTCGCCTTGGATGTTGAACTGTTTGGCAAGGGCTACTGCTTGGTTTTGGGCGATACTCATTTTTAAATTCCTTATCTGTATTGGCTTAAAAGCGTTTCGTAATAGTCTTGGCAGGCTGTTACACGTTCTTTGATGAGTTCGATTTTCTCGTCATCTCGCATGACGGTTACGGTCGTGATGCGGTTTTCAATCGGGATGGCTTCCACAAGCTCGATGTATTTCTCACGGTCTTCCCACGGCTTGAGCAAATCCTCGGGCGTGGGCAGCAGCCAAAAATCAATATCGGCGCGGTCGCAATCGAACAACCACATATAGCCTTGCATTTGCCAGTCGTAGCCTGCTTTGGCGGCTTTCTTTTCCGCTTCATCGCGGAAGAATGGATGAGTCCCGATGTCCCATGAACACTTCGTGTCAACAATCAGGCGGTCGTCTGAATCGTAAACATCGCATTCCCCCGTCAGCCAATCGTTGACGCGTCGCTCAATGTTTTTCCTGTACTCCCTGCCGCGTACCAAGCCGCTGTATTTGACGGCGGTCTCTTCCATCAGGTTGCCTTTTTCAGTAAAGGCGTTTCCCTCGAAAGCCTCGAAGCCGAACAATTCGCGCTTCGCCATTTCAATCAGTTTCGATTTGGCGGTTTCCGTGATGGTCTCGCCTTTGGTTTTAGGCTTGCCGATGATGTCGGCAATCGAAGAACATCGGATTCTCATAATTCAGCCCTCCTTTACGCCCCCCCGAAAGCAACTTATCCACATACGCCTGCGCCGCCTTTTCGGTTTTGAAAACCTGAACGTCTTGCAACGCCGCACGTTTTTTCTTATCTGGTCGGAACGTAACCTTGTTGTAGCCGTCGAGCATGATTCCGACCTGATAGCAGCCTTTGACTTTTCGCATGACGACGTTAAGGCTGCGCGGCAAGCCCATAAAACCTTTTACTTTTGCCGACAGACTTCCAGCTAATCCGTATGGTTGATGGTTCATTTTGTAATCCTTTATAAATAATCCGTATCAGGCTTTAACGGCATGATGTAAACTTGGCAATTCAGGAACTCAAACTTAAACGCCTTAAATTCTGTTTCATTGATTTTGCTTGAAAGGTAAACAGGGTAGAACATAGGGAACTGTAAACCTAAAGCCTTTTGAATCTTGCCCAGTTTCTTAATGTCACGAATATTAAGTTTCAGACTTTCGTTTTTAATATCAACCTGTTTTAAATCTTCAGGGTTGATGTTGGTAACACTTTTATCGTTCGGAAAACTTGTCTTAAAAAGCTTTTGTTTGAAGCTAAGAATTGAAAATTCGCCATCTTCAAAAAAGATGCTGACAAACGGAAAGTCTTTATTTGTTTTCTTTATTGCATATTTAATCCAGTCCGTCGGAATCATTATGCTTTGAGGAATTTTTTTAATAGCTTCGCAGTCAATCACGCAATACATGTATCCGTCGGTCGATTTTATTTTGCCTGCGTCTTTATCAAGGTAAACGCCGTTAATCGGTCTTAGGCCGTCTGTTGCCGCTGCGTATGCCGCCGCTTTCAATAAATTTTTATCTATATTAAATACTTGCATTTTATTTAACCTCCGCATCGCCGTGCACCCATCGGTAATCGGCTTCTTCTTCCGCATTCAGATGCCGCTCTTCCAACCAAATCTGCGCGTCCAGCTCGGCGGCCTGCGCCTGCTTTTCCGCCAACGCCATACGCATTGCCGCAATATCGGCGGGCTTTTCCTTTGCTGTATGGCTTTTGCTTCCTTTGGCGAATCCGAAGGCATAGCCCGCCGCCAATACCGCCAGCAATACCGCCAGCAATACCGCCAACTTAAATACAATATTCCCTGCTTTCATTTCTATTTCCTTAATTTAAAAGGTTTTAATTGCGCACCGCGCCTGCCAAGGATGGGGCAGACCGTGCGCTGTCGGGGTTATTTGCGGCTAAAATCTACAAAAACCGCCGCCGCGCCCACTCGCCGACTAACGGCGCGGCATTCCTATGTCCGCTATGAATTTGCCAGCCTACCGATGTTCTCCGCCAGCGTGAACCAGTCCCCATCATCTATCGCGTAATTCATCGCCGCCTCGGTATCCTTATCGACACAGGAAGCATCTTCCGTGAGATACATTTCCCAATCTTTTTGGGCGTAAGGCTCGCCGTCCGCATTGTGGATAAATTCACGTGCCGATTTTTTGGCAATTTCAATCAAATCAGATTCGTGCAGGATTCGGTTTTCCACCTCCCAATCGTCCCAAGCCTGCCGCCTATCCTCCCGTGCGTAATATCCGCCCATCCCCCAATCGGGGCTGCTGTAAGCCGCTGTGCCGTAATATTTCATTGCCTTAATCCTTAAGTTTGAGAAAACCGCCCGTAGCATTCACTGTTTCGACGTGCCGTTGCCCCGCTTTGAAGTGCCATACTTCATCGCTTTGTGCTATCTCCGGCTTGGCAGATATAGCTTCGGGCGGTTTTAAGGTTTAACCGTGGCCGCTGCCGTCGCTGTAGCCGCCGTCGTAGCCGTTGCCGTAGCCGTTGCCGTAGCCGCTGCTGTTGCCGTTGCCGTTGCCGCTGCCGTAGCCGTTGCCGTAGCCGTTGTCGCTACCGTTGTCGCTACCGTAGCCGTAGCCGCTGCCGTAGCCGCTGCTTTTGCCGCTGCCGTTGCCGTAGCCGTAGCCGTAGCCGTAGCCGTAGCCGTTGCCGTTGCCGCTACCGTTGCCGTAGCCGCGCTTCAATGGTTGATCTAGATAACTCATGACTGGGCGACCTCCAGCGCGGTGCGGATTGATTCAGCCGCGCCGCCTGTTACTGGGATAATCTCAATCGCCTCGAGCCATACGGAATCAAGCTCGCCGCAAATTTGGCTGCCGTCTTGCCTGATGCCGTGTCGTGCGACACCGGACAGGCTGATTGATTCCTTTGCCCACCAGCTGTACATTCGGCGCGCTTTTGTCAGAATCACTTCATTGCCTGCTTTTTGTTTCAACACACCAAACCAAACGCCTGCCGAATAAGTGCGGATGATGACTTCCTTGCCGATGGCAAAGTCGTTGATACCTTTTTGCTCGGCAACTGTTACCGGCGGTTGCGGCTCATGTTGCGGTTCGTCAAATTCGGTTGGAATGTCGGCGCGTTTTACACCCATTGCCGCTTCGAAATCGGCAGCAATGCCTGCAAAGACTTTTATAAGGTCTGACAAACTGTTCACTTCAAATTTATTTGCTTCCATTTTTGTTTCCTTTCGGGGGGTTGTTTGTTTCGATGGGTGCATTATAACTATTACCTATATTTAATCAATAGGCAATAGTTATATTTTCATCCATATATACTTATTGAATTGATTTTTAGAAGAAAAAAGTTTGAAAAAAACCGCCCGATATTTCGGGCGGCGTATTAAAATCAGATGAAATTAAGGAGGCTTATTATGGAAATGCAATTGGACAAACAGACATTGACAGTGGTGGTCAGAAACAGCGAGCCGGTGGAATTGTCGGTATTTGCGCAGTCTATGATGAGCCTTGCCGATGATTACGAATCTATGTGCGGCAGCGCGGGCAGTCATGCGCGGCTGTATATTAAGGAAATCAGGCAGGGCAGCATTATTGCCGAGCTTGCACCCCTCTTGCCTTTGGCGGGTACGCTTTTCGAAGGCGCGGGGCAGATATTGGCGTACGCCAAGAATTTTATTGAGATTACTGATTGGCTGATGGGTAAAGGCAAAGAACCCGCAGGGGTAACGGACAGCCAAATCCGCAATATTGCAAATATCATGCAGCCTGCCGCATCGGATAAAAACGGGTCGATTGAAATCAACGTGAACGACAACAACGGATCTGTCGTCAATAATATTACCTACAACTATTTCGCGGCAAACACGGTGCAGAATCAGGCAAGGCGGATACTGGGCGAACGGGCGGAAGCGTCCGAATCAGGGGATTACGGGCAGATGGTGATGTATTTCGTACAAGCCGCGCCGACAAAGGAAACCAATCAGGCGGTTATTGAAGGGATATACAGCCGTCCGGTCAAAATCCTGATTCCCGAACACATCAAGCGCGAAATGTTTTCAGAACCCTATCCCTTTGAAAAATATTATATTGTTGACGTAAGCGTACAGACGGCACGCGGCAAGCCCAGGCTCTACAAGGTTACCGGGTATCACGGGGTAGTCGATGGGGACGATTGAAAGCCGCCTTTCGGGCGGCTTTGTCGGGTTTGTGTTGTTTTTAGGTTCGGCGGGCGTGAAAAAGCCCGCATAATGCGGGCGGGTTAAACAGGGTGGGTTCAGGCTGCGTTGTCAGGGTTGTCCCTCAAGTATTCGGCTTCTGCTACGTCATCCTCAAAATTTAGGGATAGCGGTATTGCACTGCCTTTTTTGTCGTTGCATACATCAACGTCGGTTTTGAGCTGGAAGCAGTCGCCGACGATTTGCTGACGCCGCTGCGAAAATGCTTTATGGAAATGTTCCACAGGCACATTAGAATCGTCCAAATCTGCCCATAATGTGGACTGTTTGCCGTTAATGTTTTGTCTTACCGCGTGTTTGGCACGATAGCTGCGCCCCTTAGAGTCTGCGCGTAGCTCTTCTCTGAAGTGGCGTGAAAATGTATTGGCGGCAAGCTGGATTTCATCGCGCATATTGGGCTGGTAAAGTTTGTTGTCCAATGCCCATCCTGCCAAATCATGTACATCTACTCTTCCGTCTTCAATGCCTTTGGCCTGTTTGTATTGTTCTACGATTTCTGCGATTCGTTTTTTTGTGGCGTTACTCATCATTACCCCTATTTGCAAAACCCCAGCCGTCATAGGTTGAGCCGTTTAAAATGAAATTCCGTACCGGAACAAGATGTTTGCGTAATTGCTGATATTTTCCCGTGCGGTTGTGAAGCTGCCCGACAACCAAGCCCGGGTGTATTTCATTGACTCCTGCAAAGGCAGTAATTTTCCTTTCGGAAAAAATATAGGTGCCTACGCGGACAATATAGCTGTCGAGTTTGGCGGCGGGGACGCAAAAATCTGCCGCTGCTTTGTTTGCCAAATGTTCCGATTCGGGTAGTCCGTCGATCTGAATGCCGATGTCTTCATCAATGACAGCCTGGTTTTTGCCGTCTCCGTTTAGGATGTGTTCCAATTCATGCCGGAGGGTAAACCAAAAATTGTCTATGCGGTCGTAGCGCAAGGTCATGCCGATAACCGGCTTTTGATTGTCCAGCCAAAAACAGGCGGCATCCAGTTTGCTGTTGGGCAGGCTTTCGACAAAGATTAATCGGACGCCGCAGGCGGACAGTATTCTGGGAACGTGGCGGACTTCCTCCGCCGAGCGGAGCAGGGCGGATAATTCGCCAATGGCTTTTTCTACGGCGGCAGTGCTGAATTTCCCCGTCGTCAGTTGTTCGGTTGCCAGTTGTCTGACTTTAAACAGCCATGCCAAATTGGTCGTGCTGATGGTTTGTTGGTAAGCGGCCGCGTTTTGCTTGGCGGAAAATTGGAATTGCGGTGTTTGACCGATTGCTTCGATATTGAAGAATTTTTTTATAGCCGCTTCCAATTCTTCAAATGTTTTTCCGGCGGCAATCCATCCGCGCCTGACCATCTCTTTAATCGGGTAGTTTTGATAAAGAGCCGCCCTTAGCGGAATATCCTGATACTTGTCGGCTTCAAGCATCGACAGTTGGAAGCGTGATTGGAGATTGAGCCAGGTCTCGGCTGAAATGCCCAGTGCCTGAGCAAGCTGCATGGCGGTATCCGGCGTAATCCCCAGTTTGCCGGTAATAATCTGATTGATGGTTTTTGTCGGCCGTTGAATAATTTCTGCCAAGTCTGCCTGTGTCAGGTTACGGGCTGCCAGTTCGGCTTTCAGAACCTGTCCTGCGTGTATCGATTGGGCGGGTAAAGTTTGAATATTCATTTTTGGTCTTGTGAATCAAGTCTGTGTAATACGATCTGTTCGTTTTCTATGCTGATAATCAGTCTGCATTTGGGATTAACGGTTACAGAGTAAAAACCCGAATCATCATCACATGGCGACAAATCTAAAAATTGAGCCTGATGAAGATCGGATATGCTGTGGGCAGACAGAAGATAATTGACAACAATCCTGTATGCGGCAGTTACTTTTGCACCTATCTGCTTATCCTGAAAGAATGAATCGGTAAACAACAGATACAGGTAATCTGTTTCAAACTTCACCTGCATATTAATATCTCCATTATATCAAATTTACACTTAGTGTAAATCTATAAATTTGACTTTTTGAGATTCCTCCGGCGGAATTTGTCAATCCAACACGCCCTGACGGAAGGTCAGGCCGATTACGGCCGGCCTATTTATCCAATAAGGGCGAATCCGGCTGTTGAATGCTCCGGCTGTTTAAAATGGACTGTATCTGTCGGCGTGCTTGTTGATTCAGTGTTACAAGCCGTTGTTGTTGGGTTTGCCCCAATTCAATCAATAAGGCGTTTTGGCTTTCCAGGCTTGCCAAGACGACAAGCTGTTCGATAGAGGCATAGTCTCGGATATTACCCGCTTTATCAGGATTTGCCGCCTTCCATTCCTTTGCCGTACAGCCGAACAGGGCTTTATTGAGTATGTCGGCTTCGGTTGCGTAAATGACGCCTGCTTGTCTGCCGTTGATTTCGGCGGGTATCAGGTTGTTTTTGATGGCATCGGTGTGAATCCTGTATTGCGCTTTTGCCAATGTGCGCCGTATATCCCATTCCGCCTTGGCTGATCTGGATTCGGCTTCTTTCAGGCGTTGAAACTCTTTAATCAGATAGAGTTTGAACTCCGGACTGATCCACATCCCAAATTCGAAGGCGATGTCTTTATGGGCGTATGTGCCGCCATAACGCCCCGCTTTCGCAACCAGTCCGATTGCCCCGGTCTTTTGCGCCCAGTCTTTGACGCTGATTTTGTAACTGTTCAAACCTGCTTGGTTTTTAATTGTGGCAAATTCGCCATAATTAAAAACGGGGTTATTGATGCCCTCCCAGATGCCTAGAAATTCAATAGTATTCCGATTCCTCAGCCAGTCTGAAATGAAGAAGTCCCCGTCTTTCGCCCTGCACATATCGGTAATGCAGATGTAATCCTGCCCGCCGATGTCTGTGATTTTTTACTTCTACGCCTTGTACATTGATAATTTCATTGCCCATTCTTTATTCCTTTTCAAATTAATTTCAATCCGGCACGCTCCACCAGAAGACGCGGTCTAGAACTGGCTCAAACGCCATGCGCCGCGTATGCGTCCGATGATGCGTACGGCGTTTAAATCTTCGCCGCGCACGGTTTCGGTTCGGTATGAGCTGTTGTCGCTGATGATCATCAGGCCGCCGCCGACGGTGGATTGCAGCCGCTTGGCCTTAAGGCCGTCTATATACCAAAGCAGGTAGAGGCCGTCGCCATCGAAGGCTTCGACGGCGGTATCGACGAACATTACGTCGCCGTTTTCGATGGTCGGCTCCATGCTGTCGCCACGGGCTGTAATGACTTGGATTTTGTTGAGGTTTCCGCCCAGTTTCTCCCGCGCCCATGCGGCAGCGACGGTTACATAATCCACAACCTCGATATAGTGGTCGTTAATCGTGCCTGCGCCGCAGGTCGCTTCGGCATTTAAGCGGGGGAAACGTATGCTACTTTCTTCATTCGATTTTAAGACTCTGAATGTTTCAATGCCGAAATGGCTTGGCGTTACTACGTCTGAGAAATAATCAATTAATTTGTCTAGATGTTTTTTATCTATTCGTCCATTTTTTATCCAACCTGAAACGCTTGGCTGTTTCACCCCAAAATGATCGGCAACCTCCTTTTGACTGACATTTTTTCTCTTAATCGCTTCTGATATTGCTTGTCCTAACTGTTCGCCTGAAAACATTTTGATCTCCAAATTAATTGCGCATAATCATTGGTAATCGATAATAAAAGGCATAACCTATAAAAGGCAATAGTTGTATTTAATATAAGCATTAGCTATAATACAGCTATTTAATTGAGTAACTGGCTATGAGTATCCAGAAAGCAGTTGATTATTTTGGTAATGAATCCCGACTTGCACGGGCGATCGGAGTTACACAACCGACGGTGTGGGCTTGGAATAAAAATGGAACGCCGCCCCCGATCATTCGGTGCGTGCAGATTGAAAAATTAACCGGAGGCGCAGTGAATCGAAAAGACTTACGTCCTGATGACTGGCATTTAATCTGGCCGGAATTAGCAGACGGGCAGCCCAAATAAAAAAGCCCGTCGGGAACGCAAGAAAAACAAAGCCTTGTCGAAGAAGGGCAAGGCGGGCTACCAAACACGGCGGTATGGGTAGAAGGGTTTTATTTGGCTATGCAGGTATCGGCCTTTGGACGGGGCATGCAGCAATTCGTCATAGACGGTTTGCGGCACGCCTTCGTAACGGTAAAGGCTGCCGTTTTTAAAACGGATTTCCAAGATGCCGTTTTCGTAAGCAACGGAGGATAGGTTTGATGACAAGACAGGATGATGGTGCACTTGCCGTGCCTTTCGGGCAGATGGATGAGGCGGAAATTATAGCCCATTTCAAACGCTACGGATTCACGGACGAGCTGGGGCATGCGCTTGAGTTGTGCGCGGATTTTTTGGATTTGGTGCGCTTTGCCAAGCGGGACGGGGCGTGTTCGATTGTTAAAAACGAGATGGAAGTATGAGTGCAAGACTGATGGGAATGGCTTTTAAAACGGGTATTCCGAGGGGGCAGCGTTTTGTTTTGGTGAAGTTGTGCGACTGTGCCAACGATGAGGGCTTGTGTTATCCGTCGCAAGAAACGCTGGCGGAAGATACGGGCTTCGCGACAACCGCTGTACGGCAGCATATCAAGTGGCTGAAGGAACACAATTTCATCAAGTCCGCACGGCGGCAGAGCGGGCGGGAAAGGAAGTCCGACATCTACCGCATCAATGTCGCCCTGCTTGAAAAATGCTATGCGGAAGCGGTAAAGCGGAAGGCGGTGCAGCAGGCAAAAATGTGGGAAGAACCATCAGATTATGAACCATCAGATTATGAACCATCAGATTATGAACCATCAGATTATGAACCATCAGATTTTGACGTTAAGAACCATCAGATTTTGTGCGATGAACCATCAGATTTTGACGGTTCCTTATATGAAGAACCGTCAGTAGAACCGTCAGTAGAACCGTCAGAATTAAATGCGCGTGCCGCGCGCACTCCTGCCGAACCGCACCCTGCGAAACCGCAAGCCGCACCCCGGGGCGTTGCCGAACCGCCGGGGGCGAAAAAAAACGGCAGGCACGAAACCGAGCTTGCGCTGCTTGCCGACTACGGCATCACGGGGCAGGTGGCGGCGGACTTCCTGCAAGTCCGCAAGGCGAAACGGCAGCCGCTGACGGAAACGGCAATGCGCCTGATTGCATCGGACGCGAAGAGATGCGGGATGACGGCGGTTCAGGCGGTGGAGTACGCCATCGGCAACGGCTGGGCCAGCTTCCGCGCCGAATGGCTGCAAAACAAAACTTTCGGCGGGTCTGGAAATCGCGGCGGTCTGACGCACAACCAAACCGCCGCCGTGCTGGATGCGAGAAGCTACGGCGATATGCCGACAACGGATTTTTGAGGGGGCGGATATGGCTTTGAGGGGCGCGTCTGATTTTTTGAGGGCTTTCTGCAGTGTGCAGACCGAACGGCGGCAATGCGCGGAACACGGCGAGTATGTGGCGAAAAGCGTTTTTCGCGGCGTGTGGACGGGCTGCCCTGTCTGCCAGAAGCTGGAAGCGGCGGACGAAATGGCGGCATACGCGGAAACGCTGCGCCGCGAGGCGATGCGCAACGGGCTGGAAAAACGCATCGGGCGGTCGGGCATCGCACAGCGGTTCAGAAACTGCCGGATTGAAAACTACGCCGTCAGCGAATCGATCCCGGGTATGGCGAGGGCGAAAGCCGCCGCCGCCGAATACGCGGAAAACTTCGCCGATGTTTTGCAGACGGGGCGGAATATGATTTTTTCGGGCAGGAGGGGTACGGGCAAAAACCATCTTGCCTGCGGCATCGCCCACGAAGTCATCGCCGCCGGGAAAACCGCGCTGGTCATCACGGTGGGCGATATGCTGCGGACGATCAAGGACAGTTTCGGCGGCGGCAGCGAGACGGAGGCGGTCGGAATTTTTGTGAAGCCCGATTTGCTGGTGCTGGACGAATTTGGCGCGGGCAATCTGTCGGAAACGGACGGGCGGATTTTGTTTTCCGTCATCAACGCCCGGTATGAGCGGCTGATGCCGATGCTGGTGCTGACCAACCTGACGGCGGAAGCCTTCCGCGAAAACACCGACGCGCGGATCAGGGACAGGCTGCGGGACGGCGGCGGCAAGCTGATTCCGTTTGATTGGGATAGTTACCGTGCGTGAAACCTGCTTCCGCTGCAAGTACGCGGATTTTAAAACCCAACTGGACACGCCGATGCGCGGTTTTGCGAAATGCGCGAAGGCGCGGAATGCAGAAGAAAAAGCGACCTACTACCCGCGAATAAACCATTGCGCGACCGGGGCGTTTCGGACGGCATCGGAGGCGGTAATCGCAAGACGGACGGCAGTGCTTGGAGAAAACCCTCTGCAATGCGCCAAATTTGAGCAGGAAAGCGGGTAAAACGCTTTGGGAATACCCTAGCTCACCCGAGACTTAAAAACGCGTTAAAACGCAAATTTGAAGAATGGCGCAACAAAAGGAAATGAAGAAATGAGAATTTTATCTTTATTTGACGACGGGAACGGAAGCGTAAAAAAGGCACTGCCCGACCATGATGTAGTGTCGGTAGGGATTGGGAACGCCGATATTGTGATGGATTTGTCAGACTTGAAGAATGTTAAAAAGCTGGTCGATATGCACAAAAAAGAGCCGTTCGATTTATTGATGGCAAGTCCGCCGTGCGAATCTTGGAGCTTCTCAACCGCAGGCGATAACGGAAACGCGTATCGAGATAAAGACAGCCTGTCATTACGAACTTTCCAAAACTGGAAAAAAAACCCGTATGTGTCAATCCGTAGATTGGTTGAGCGTAACGCACCTGAAATTCCTGCTGTTTATTCCAGATATTTGAGAAAGGGCGTGAGCGGCGATTTAACAGCGTTGTTTACGGCTGAATTGGTCAAGGCTTTGGGCATCCCGTTTGTTATCGAGAATCCTCAATCATCAATGATTTTTGACAAGTTGGCGCGCGAGGGATTGAGTTTTGTTAAGAACGTAGCCTGCTATGCCGCATATAGCGATGCTTTCCCGCTTAAAAGAACTGGCTTTGCTTCAAGTTTGGCGATGAATTTAAAACAGGTAAAACGCGCGAAATTTGCATTTCACGCATGGAAAGGAAGCCGTCATATCGTGCGGTCATCCATCCCTGAAGATTTAATAAAACACATTGTCAGTCACTTTTAACGAGGAAATATGAAATGACAACCCCAACCCCGAAAACTGAAAACCCCAACCGCTACCGCGCCCGCGATTTGTCGTGTAACGATTTTACGCAACATCTCAATTTCCACTTGGGCAGCGCGTTTAAATATATTTTCCTGCACAAAGACGAGGGCGACCGCGACGACTTGGAAAAAGCCTTGTGGCACTTGAGACGGCAACGCAAAGACGAGCCGAAGTTTAAAAAGCTGAAAAACAATCGTTATTTCAAGCTGTCCCAAAAGCTGGAATCGTGCGGATTCGATACCGGTACCGATACCGATACCGATACTGGGCAGGCACTGGACGCAATCCTGTACGCGGCGGCAGAGTACAACGAAGACAATATCAGCTGGGCAATCGCCTGCGTCAGAACCCTGCTGGACAAAATGCCGTCTGAAACGGAGCGCGGCGGCATTTAG